GAAGCGGCTAGAGCAAGGAACCCTAGACGAGCTGAGTGGGAATATGATGGTAAAGCTATTGGTTCTGGCGTTGTACCTTTCGACAATCTGAAAGTAGTGCCAGGGAGCATCACAGATGAGATGGTAGCTAACTTCGACAACATTCGAAACGGGAATGACTTTGGTTATGCAACTGATCCCCTAGCGTTTGTTAGATGGCATTACGACAAAAAGAAAAATGGTATCTATGCAATAGATGAAATTTACGGCGTGAAGATTAGCAATAGAGAATTAGCGAAAAAACTCCATGAAAAAGGATATCAAAACGACGAGATATTCTCTGATTCTGCTGAGCCAAAAAGTAACGCTGAGTTAGTGAACGAACATGGCATCAGAAATATTAAAGGTGTCAAAAAAGGACCTGATTCCGTCGAATATGGCGAGCAATGGTTAGATGATTTGGACTTCATTTGTATTGATCCTTTGCGAACGCCGAACATCGCCAAAGAGTTTGAAAATATAGATTATCAAACCGATCGTGATGGAAATCCAAAGCCAAGGTTAGAGGATAAAGACAACCATACGATCGATGCGACAAGGTATGCATTTAACGAAGACATGTGGGCTAAAAAGAAATCAACCATTACCAAAGAGAAGCGGAACAAAATCAAGAGAATGTTTTAAGGAGTGTGAGGAATGGATAAAGTAAATGAATTTGAGTATGACGTTGATAGCAGAGCGTCAGCTGATGTGAATGTTAACTATGTCAGCTTTGAAGTAGAATCGAATATCCATTATCGGTTTAGTTCTGCTGAAGACTTGCTTGCTGATTTGGACACTTTAGCAGGAATGATCCAACATCACCATCAATACCAAGTTCCAAGACTTGAAGTATTAGACGATTATTACAAAGCAAGAAACACCAACATCATGAAAAACCGAAGGCGTAAGGAGAAGGAAAAAGCGGATCATCGCTCCGCCCATAACTTCGGCAAGGTATTATGTACGTTTGATGTAGGTTACAACACAGGCAATCCGATTAAGGTTCAGATCGATAGCGACGATCAGCAAAAGCAAGTTGATGAATTCAACACGAATAATGATGTTGATGGTTTGAATGGCGAACTTTGGTTAGACATGGATAAATATGGCAGAGCTTATGAAATCAGTTACCGAGATAAAGACGACATCGACTATGTGGATTTAGCAAATGTGTTTGAGACATTTGTTGTCTATGACACGACTGTTAAACGTGAGCCTATACTGGCGGTTAGATATCCTAAAACAAGATTCTCAAAAAACGCTGACAAGCAATTTATTCAGCCGATTATCTACACATCAGATAAAACTATTTATTACAGAGAAACGTCTCTACACTCTATCTCGCTCGAAAACCCAGAAGAGGAACCTCACGAATTGAAAGAAGTTCCTATTACTGAGTACTCGCCAAATCGTTTCAGAATGGGCTTATACGAAGATACTCTTTCACTAATGGATTTGTACGATGCGGGGCAATCCGATACAGCAAACTACATGACGGACTTAAACGATGCGCTTCTAGTGATCAACGGTGACATTCAAGCGTCTGGTTTAACTGCTGACGACGCAGCCAAGCAAAAGGATGCAAACATGTTGCTTCTTGAATCTGGCACAGATATCAACGGCAATAAAACATCTGTGACAGCTGGCTATATTTATAAGCAATATGATGTAAATGGCGTAGAAGCTTATAAAGATCGTGTGAGGAAAGATATCCACGAGATTTCGATGGTTCCTGATCTAACAGATGACAACTTCTCGGGTGTGCAATCAGGGGAAGCGATGAAATATAAACTATTCGGATTCGAACAGATGACGGCAGTGAAGCAAAGGCTATTTAAAAAAGGCCTGATGCGACGCTATCGTCTTTTATTTAACCTTAAATCAAGCATCGCAGAATTGGAAAACTCTGACCTGAAAGGTATGCGTATTACATTTACACCAAATCTGCCTAAAGCGATCCTAGAAGAGCTTAAAGCACTTGTTGATGCAGGAGCGGAGTTGAGCCAAGAGACTATCCTCGGACTTGCTTCATTTGTTCCAGATGTAAATGCAGAGCTAAAACGTGTAAATGCTGAAGCGCCAACAGACAAAGGTGTGTTTGACAGTGACGAAGAAACCGATACGGAGGTTTAAGAAATGAATCTCAAAGAACAGATGGTGAACGATTATCAGAAAAAAGATAGCAAAAAGATCAAAGAAGCTATCGCCGAAGCTATGCAAAAAGGATACAACGAAGTTTTCTATGGTAAAGATGTAATCACAGATGATATCCGCAAAGAGTTTCAGGATGGCGGCTTTACCGTTGAAGATTACGAGGACAAGCATTCGATTGATGCAAAAATTGAGTTAGTCAGATTTTCTTGGTAAGGAGGATAAGAAATGAAAGCACGCAAAATGGTTGATAATATTCTAGGGGTTTCTCCTTCTGAAAACGGAATAAGAATTGCTAGCGGTATTACAAAAGGATTTGAAGAAGGTCTAAAAATTCCTAATCCTAAAATCGAAGTTAACATTTCAAAACCAATTAATGAACCACTGAAAAATCCTTATGAATTTGTGGGCAGGATTGACGGACCGCCGCTAACCCAATTTAGAAAGCGGTGATTAAGTGAAATCACAAGATTACTTCATCAAAAGGGAAAAAGCTTGGCAAGAGCAACAGATTAAAGATGATAAGAAACGCATGAACGAGATAAAGAAGCGCTTGCAATACGCACAGGATGCGATACAAAAAGAGATAGATGCACAGTGGGATAGTTTTTCCAATGGGCAGAAAATCACTCGTAGTGAAGCGATGAAGCGTGCTAGTGAAATGGATGTAAAAGCATTTGCTCGCAAGGCTAAGAAGTATGTTAAAGAGAAAGACTTCTCACCTACAGCAAACAAGGAATTGAAGCTATACAACCTTACAATGCGTGTCAATCGCTTGGAATTACTGAAAGCAAATATTGGACTTGAGCTGATAGCCACGTTTAACGACATGGATAAGTATTTTTCAGGAGAACTTACTAGCGCTGGCTTGAAAGAGTTGCAACGCCAAGCAGGCATCCTAGAAATGACGATCGCTAAAAGCGGTTATGCCAAATTAGTGGAGCAAGTGATTAACAGCTCGTTTCGAGCAGATGGATTTGCAACGTTTAGCGAAAGGCTATGGATGTACCAAGCGGAATTGAAAGCAGATTTGGATAAGTTGCTTGTTCGAAGTGTGACGATGGGTAGAAACCCTAAACAGTTGGCATCTGAATTAACGAGATTCCTTACCGAGAAAGGTAGAGAGAACACTCGATTCAATACCGAGCGCTTGATGGTCACAGAAACCACAAGAGTGCAGACGGGAATTCAAGAGCAAAGCTATCGTGATGCCGATATAGATCAATATATTTATATAGCCGAGCCAACAGCGTGTAGATACTGCTTACCGCTAAATGGGAAAGTATTTGATTTGAAAGATATGTCACCGGGTTTAAATTGTGCGCCTATGCATCCATTCTGCAGATGCAGTACGGCACCGTATGTTGACAGAGAAGTGTTTGAGAAATCGCTTAAAGAAAGAGGGTTATAACCATGCCAAAACTAAACAAAGTATCAATTAGCAACGGTTTATTCATTGATGGTACACGGGTTAACGGTTTAACGGATATTAATATCGAATCAAGCGTCGGTGATGTATCAGCAGTCACTATGAAATTCTATGGAATCATTGACGGACTAGACAATATTCAGGAAACATATCAATTTGAAGCGCCTAAAAAACCATATAAACCTAATAGAAAATATAGAAGTCGCTAGCCCATTCGCTAACGGCTTTTTATTATGCCTTCTTACTGCTTACAGGCACTAAAGAGAAAGCTGTTCCGACTGACTGGCGTAACTAGTTAAATTATCGGGTAACGGCGTAACCGTGGAGGAATAATCATGAAAAAACGTTTATTAATGCCTATGCAACTTCAATTCTTTTCTGAAAATCCAGTTGGTGGCAATGATACACCGCCGGCGGAACAAACTACACCACCAGAGGATAAGCCGAAGGGAGAAGAAACTGGCAAAACATTTTCTCGTGACGAATTAGCGAAAATTGTTGCTGCTGAAACTAAAAAGGCTCGTGCTAGTTGGGAACAAGAAGCAGAAGCGAAAAAAGAAGAAGCTAAGAAGCTCGCAAAAATGAATGCGGAAGAAAAACTGCAACATGAATTGGAGCAAAAAGAAGCTGAAATCGCTGAACTGAAACGTGGACAGACTTTAAACGAAATGAAGTCAGAAGCTTCTAAAATGCTCTCAGGCGCAGGATTGCCACAAGATGATGAATTACTCGGATTGATTGTTTCAGAAGATGCAGAAGCTACTAAAAAGGCTGTTGCAGTTATTACTAACTTTGCATCTCAGATCAAAAAAGAAAATGCTCGTCAATCTACACCAGGTGAAGGCGGACAGTTTTCTGCTGATAAGAACACTAAACAAACTGTGGCTGAATTGGCTGCTAAAAACAGAATCATTAAATAGGAGGAAATACTAAATGAAAAACAAACGATTAATGAATATGAATTTGCAATACTTTGCTCAGACTTGGAATCCAGATAATGTGACAGTTTATGAAACAAAAGAAGGCAAGATCCCTGATAAGTACAACACGCTTATTGTCAATGAAGTCATGGAAAACTCTAAGATCATGCAGCTGGCCAAGTACGAAGAAATGACGGACAAAGAAAAGAAATTCGAATACTTTGCTGAAGGTCCTGGCGCTTACTGGGTTGGTGAAGGTGAAAAGATCAAAACATCTAAACCTAAATGGCTACAAGCAACTATGGTTGCTAAAAAACTTGGTGTTATTATTCCAGTTTCTCGGGAATACTTGCACTACAAAATGTCAGACTTTTTCACTGTTATGCAACCTAAGATTGCAGAAGCTTTCTACAAAAAGTTTGATGCTGCTGCATTGTTGAATACAGACAATCCGTTTCCACAATCTTTAGAAGAATCTGTTGTTGCGGCTGGCAATGTGATCAACGGACCTCTTACTTACGAAAATATTTTAGCGTTAGAAGATGTGCTTGGCGAAAACGAATTCGAGCCGAACGCATTTATCTCTAACCGGAAAAATCGTACAGAACTTCGCTCTGCAGCTCAAACGGTTGGCACGAATGTTGAATTCATTTACGATCGTGCGGCTAATACTATTGATGGCTTGCCAGTAGTCGATTTGAAAGCTTTGGCAAAAGGCGAACTCTATGCAGGTGACTTTAACTACATGTTCTACGGAATCCCATACAACATCTCGTTCAAAATCTCTGAAGACGCTCAACTCTCAACTCTTACAAACGAAGACGGTACGCCAGTTAACTTGTTCGAGCAAGAATTAGTTGCTTTGCGTGCGACAATGGATGTTGGTTTCATGATCGTTAAAGATGAAGCATTCGGGAAAATTCAACCGGCGGGGGAGTAACAATCCCCGCTACAGGCGTTACAGTATCGCCTAAAACTTCAAGTGCAGTTGCGGGGACTGCCGGGAATAGACAATTAACAGCCACTGTTGCGCCACAAAACGCAACAAATAAAACAGTGACATATTCAATTGCGCCAGCAACAACTGGTTTGGCGGTTTCTTCTAGCGGTAATATTACCTGGACTGAAACTGTGCCTGCTGGTGAATACACGACAACAATCAAAACGGAAGATGGTTCACATACGGATACTCACGTTTTGACTCTGACTGAACCGTAGGAAGGATAGATACGAATGGCAATTAAAGATGACGTTAAGAAGCTTCTAAGCGGTTCTACAGATGATAAGCTAGAAGTTATCGAGAAACGAACTAGAGAGCGCTTAGCGTCATTGCTAGGCGTTTCTGTTATACCAGATTCATTAGAGTACATTGTTTTCGATGTAACCAACAAACGTTTCAACCGAGTTGGACAGGAAGGGATGTCCTCATATTCTCAAGAAGGACTATCTATGGCATTCCCTGATTCGGATTTTTCCGAATATGGATCGGAGATTGATTCCTTTAAACGAAAAGACGATGAAGACTTATACAAGCCCAAGCAAGGGGGTTTTTACTTCGTATGAGATTTTTGGATGAAGTTACTTTCGAGAAAGATGGATTAGGTAGCCATTACGATCCAGACTTGGGTGAGTGGGTAGAATCGGCACCTATTCGGACGACAGCGAACGTTAACGTAACGGATGTTGGAACAGATAGGAGTATGGCTATTTTTGGAGATATACGACAAGGGGCAAAGGTTATCAGAACCATGCCTCTTTTTGTTGTTCCAGAGTATGATCGCATTTTGTACGAAGGAAAAACGTATAAAGATGTCACCACGAGAACTCCGGCATTAAGAAATAGCATTATCATCCAGGAGGTGGCTTCTGGTGGCTAGAAGGAACGTTTCTCTCAAAGGTGTTAGCGAATTGACGATGAAACTCAAGTCTAATGCAAATATGAAAGATGTGAAGCAGATCGTCAAACAGAATACAGCCGAATTGACACAAGGCGCACAACGTAAAGCGCCAGTCGATACTGGTAACTTGAGACGTTCAATAACTATGGATTTGAGCGATGGCGGTTTAACAGGAAAGGTGAAACCTACTGCCGATTACGCTCCTTATTTGGAGTACGGAACAAGGTTCCAATCAGCTCAACCATTTATGCGACCAGCTTTCAATAAGCAGAAGGCGCAGTTTAAATCTGATATGGATAAGTTGGTGGAATAGATGAAGACTAGAGAACAATCAATTTTTGATGAAATGTTTAAGCGATCGATTGCATTGGGGTATCAAACCTATGACTACAAACCAGCAAGTGCTACTAGCTATCCTTTTGTTGAATTTGAAGACACTCAAACACTTCACTCCACCAACAAGTCTCATATCTTGGGAAATGTCGTGATTGTCATTTCTGTATGGGGTTTGCACACAAAGCGAAAACAAGTGTCTGAGATGGCTTCTGCTTTGTTTGAGCAAGCGATGCAAGTAAATACATCTGACGGATATTCATGGACGCTAGACACCAATGTGAGCGACATACAGACAGTAACAGATACAAGCACAAACACACCGCTTAAACGAGCGATTATTGAATTGAATTTTAGATTAATAGGAGGAATTTAAATGGCACTAAAAAAAGGTATTGACGTCATTTTGGTCTATCGGGATTTGGAAAAACAAGCTGAAGAAGATGCCAAAACTGTTACTTATCAAACCGAGCATACATTCGGTATGTCACGCAGTACAGATGCTACCGAAACTAAAGATGGCACTGCACAAACTGTAGGGGCAATTGAGTATGATTTCAGCTCTACTGCTTTATATGAACGTGGCAGCAAAACACTAAAAATGCTTTACGATGCATTTATGAACAACAAATTGGTGGAAACATGGATCATTGACAAACTCGAACCACAAGAAGGCGATACAGGTAAATTTGCAGCTAAATATATGCAAGTGTATATCTCAAACTACGAAGAAACGGCTTCTGCCGAAGATAATGTTGAAGTTTCATTGGAATACGCCGTACAAATGATTCATCAAGATGGTTATGCAACCTTAACGGCCGAACAACAAAATGAAGTTCAGTATGCATTTGTAGACACAACAAAACAAACACCAGAAGGCTAAGCACTCTTAATTGAGTGCTTTTATTTTTAGGAGGATGAATAAATGGAACTAACGATTAACGACAAAGAGTATAGCTTTATTTTTGGATTTGGGTTTATCCGTGAAATGAACCGCAGATATTCCGTTGTAGAACAAGGGATGACAATGAAGCTTGGACTAGATTCAACGCTAGTGAATTTCTTTAACGAAGATATCGAGACTTTGATTGAAATGTTAAAAGTAGCAAATGCAACAGAGTCACCACGAGTAGCAGAAAAAGATTTGATTGCACTAGTTGGTGAAATCGGCTCGGATAAACTCTTTGATTTGGTACTAGAAGAATTAAAAAAGTCGGAATTTACAAAGAAAAAAACACTAACAGTCGAAAACAGAATCAAGGAAAGCAAGTAGAAGAAGATTTTTATGCCACTGTCCAGATAAACTGTCTGCGTTATCTCGGGATTACTGACTTTTTAGACATTGATCGAATGACAATGACGGAATACGAAACAAGGCTTGTTGCTTATCGTCTCAAAAGGTTAGACGAACAAGAGCTTATTCATTACCAAGCATGGGCGAATAATCAAGTTAAAGCTACTAAAAAACGTGGTAAATACGAGGTTCCTTTATTTGACACCTTCGAAAAATTCTTTAACAAGGAAAAACTTGAAAACAAAATCTTGGGCAAGGATGAAAAAGTACCGAGATTTGTAAACTCCTGAAGAATGGAGGAAAACTATGGAATCATATAGCGTTGAAGCGATCCTTTCGGCTGTCGACAAGAATTTTTCTTCTACCATGAAGAATGCTGATAGTTCGATGAACAACTTAGATAGCAGCACTCAAAAAACGAATACTTCTATCCTCGATATCGCCAAAGGTATCGGGGTTTTTAAATTGATTGATAATGCTATCGGATTAGTTACTAGTTCATTAGGCGGTGCTATCGATCGTTTCGACACATTGAACAAATACCCAGTCGTTATGCAAGCGTTGGGCTATTCTACTGATGATGTTGACAAATCCATGAACAAACTGACAGACGGAATAGACGGATTGCCAACAAGTTTAGATGAAATTGTATCTAGCGCTCAACAGCTAGCTATTTCAACAGGTGATTTGCAAAAAGGGACAGACACAGCAGTAGCCTTAAACAATGCTTTCTTGGCCAGTGGTGCTTCTGCAGCTGATGCAAGTCGTGGGGCGCAACAATACCAGCAAATGTTGTCAAAAGGAGAAGTCGATCTTCAGTCTTGGCGTTCTTTGCTTGAAACAATGCCAATTGCAATGGATAAGGTGTCGAAGTCCTTTAGTGATCAAGGCGTTAACTCAGCGAATGACTTATATGCTGCCTTGAAGAAAGGCGATATTACATTTGATGATTTTAACAGTCGTTTAATCGAACTGAATGAAGGTGTCGGCGGCTTTGCTGAATTAGCTCAAAAGAACTCGGCTGGTATCAGGACTTCTTTTGCAAACATCAAGACAGCAGTTGTAAAAGGTTTGGCGAATGTTATCACAGCGATTGATGAAGGAATGCAAGACGCTGGGCTTGGATCGATTGCAGAAAACTTTGACAAGATCAAAGGAGCGGTCAACGTAGCTTTCAAAGCTATCACTGACAGCATTCCACCGGCAATTAGCTTTTTGACAACTCTGTGGGACACGATTAAACCTTTCTTACCGCTAATCATGGCAGTAGTAGGATATATAGGTATCTACCAAGGTGTCATGGGTACTGCTAGAAAAGCAGTTGAGCTATACAATGGCGCTCAAAAAATGATGAACGTGCTGATGAAATTAAATCCAATCGGACTCGTTATTGCAGCGGTTATCGCTCTTGTTGCAGGATTCATCTATCTTTGGAATACAAGCGAAGGCTTTAGAAATTTTTGGATTGGTCTTTGGGAAGGAATTCAGAACGTTGTTGGCGCTGCTGTTGATTGGATCGTCTCTGCTTGGAATGGAATGACAGAATTCTTTTCGAATGCATGGGACGGTTTAGTAGAAGGCAGTAAACAAGCGGTTGATAGCGTCAAAAAGGGATGGCAGAATACCAAGCAATGGTTTGCAGACCTCTGGCAAGGTATCAAAGATTCGGCAAGCGATATGTGGCAAGGAACAAAGCAAGCATTTAGTGATGGTGTAGATAATATCGTTTCAGTTTGGGATGGAATCACACAATGGTTCTCAGACTTATGGAACGGGATTAAATCAACAGTTACTTCTATCGTTAAAGGTATTGCAGATGGAATCATGAGCCGTTTCGGAACGCTTGTGTACGGTGTTCGAAATGCGTTTATCCATATGAGCTTTTTCCTTAAAACACTCTGGACAAATTTAGTGAATATTGCTGGTCAGATATTTGAAATTATGAAAAACGTTATTCTAGCTCCAGTGCTATTCGTGACTTCTTTAATCTCAGGCGGCTGGGAAGAAGCTAAGAATAATATGATAGGCGTATGGAACAACATTCAAACTGCAGCGGCGAACATCTGGGCTTCCATTCAAGCGATTTTTGATAGCTTCTTAACTAATACTCAGATGGCGTTCTTAAATATCTGGAATGGTATTAAAGCAGCACTAGCCTATATATGGACAACGATTCAAACGATTGCGATCGATACATTCAACAGTATTGTAGCTTTCTTTGTTGAAACATGGACCAATGTCAAACAAGGCACAATTGACGCTTGGAATAGTGTGAAAACATGGTTATCAGAGACATGGGAAAGCATGAAACAAGGGGCGATCGACACTTGGAATAGCGTGAAGCAATTCTTTATTGATCTGTGGGAGTCTATTAAGACAAACACAATCAACATGTGGAATGCGATCAAAGACGGTGTCACGACTGCTTGGGAAAATACTAAGAATGCTGTCATTAATACAGCGAAGAGCATTGTAGACGGTGCAGCGCAAGTGTGGGAAGACATGAAAACCGGTGTTTCAAATGCCGTAGATAGAGTAAAAGAAACCTTTGACACCATCAGACAAATTGACCTACTGCAAATCGGAAAAGATATCATTGATGGATTAGTGAATGGAATCAGAAGCAAGATTGATGATGTAGTAAATGCAGTTAAAGATGTTGCTGGATCTATTACTGGAAAAATCAAAGATGTATTGAATATCCATTCTCCTTCACGTGTGATGGCTGAATTAGGTATGTTCACTTCGCAAGGTTTAGCAGAAGGTATGCTGGACGGTTCAAAATATGTGGATAAAGCATCCTCTACACTAGCTGACAAGGCATCGAACATGGACATTGGAAACCGAATTTCGGCAGTTAATAGCCAAATTCAAACACAGGTGCAACATGAAGTCAGCTATGGAACCAATAACAAGCCAGCTGTTTTCAATGTTCGAATTGGAGATAGTGAGTTTTCTAAAATTGTTGATGACATTAGCCAAGCTCAAGGTAATGGTATTAACTTAAATATGCAATTTTAGGAGGTAGGAAATGGAAAACAGAATGTATCCGTTTATGGACACACAGAAAAATGAACGATACATAGCGGAGTACATTCCTACTTCCGCTATGTATTATGATGGCATCCTATTTGAGAAGGTCATCGAAGGTTATCAAACATTGTCAGTCGAAGGAAGAGAAATGATATCTGTGGGCATTGAATCTGAATCAATTCAAGTCGGGAGCATTGTCACGAACCAGACGTTGCCTTCAAGGACGCTGACAGTGAAATATAAACTCGAAGATAACGATCCAGAGAAACTGCAAAAAAAGTTTGATCTTTTAATGTGGTATCTCTATAAAACAAAAGATGTTCCAATTCAATTCAACGATGAATTAGACTACACATATCATGGTCGGTTTTCATCTTCTAATACCGTTGCAGGCGACACAAACAGAATCGTTTCAAGTTTTGATATCTATTGTGCTGATCCTAGAAAGTATTCAAAGCAATATAAATCAGATGGCGAAATTGCCACGTACATTCCATATACGATTGTCCCAGACATCGTAAGAGTTAAATTGAGCGCACCAACAAGCGTTAAAGTGACCAACGGCTCACTCTCTATGTCAATTACAGGTGCTAGCATTGTTGCAGGGGATGTAATTGAGTTTCGAAACAAAGAAGGTAGTGTGTATGTGAACGGTGTAGATAAAACAAATATCTTAGATTGGGCTGGCGGACAACTTGAAGATTTCTACATCAAAAAAGGGGATGTTGTTAAGACAAACAATGGATCTCTCGAAGTCCTTTATCGGGTGGTGGCGCTATGAGCGAAAGCATTTACTTTCTTAATGATGAACAAGAACTGCTAAAAGTGTGCGGAGAAAGCAAAATTATTGAATCCGTCCAGTCGAAAGAAATCACAGCAGATAAAAGCGAGCTGATGAACGATACTTTGAGCGTTAGTGTATTGGATGACAAAAAAATTCGAGATGCTGCTTTTATGGCTGTTCGAGAAAATGATGATTCGTTTTCGATGTACAAAATAACCGCTGATAGCGACCCTAGAGGACGTTTAAGCTTTACAGGGGTTAACTTTGCAGTAGATGAACTACATTCGTTTATCGTGCTTGATATGCGCCCTAGCAATCGAAGTATCAAACAAGTAGCAGAACAGATTCTTAGTTATACAAATGCTGAGTGGCGTGTGGGTTATGTCGATCCCACGCTTCCTGCAATTTCAGGAACGTTCTACTATCTAAGCGTTAAAGATGCTTTAAAGCAACTGCAGACGTTTGGCTGTGAGATAGTCTTTAAATGTAAAATCGATGGCAACAAAATCACAGATAAATGGATTGAAATTTATAAGCAGATTGGGATATTCAGTAATAAACGATTCGTATATGGATCAAATGCGCTTGAAGTCGTGCGTCAAAGAGACCGATCGCAACTATATACCTCGATTATCGGAAGGGGTAAAGGTGAAGAGGTCGGGGACGGCTACGGACGAAGAATTGAATTCACTGACATCGAATGGAAAAAGTCGAATGGTAATCCGTTAGATAAGCCTAAAGGACAGAATTGGCTTGAATATCCTGAAATGACAGCACTTTACGGCATACCGATGAAGAACGGAAGCAAGCGTAAACGGGAAACTGTTCTAATCTTGGAAGATATAGAAGACCCTAGAGAGTTGCTACAAGCGACCTATGAGAACCTTGTAGAATACTCAAGGCCGTTGATTCAATTCAAAACTTCTGTACTAGGTGGGGATTCAATCGGTAACACAGTAACCATCCACCGATCAGACAAGAACTATCACTATAAAACTCGTGTTTTCAGCGTCAAAATCGATCGCATCAGAAACAAGGTTCAATGCGGATTAGGCGATAACTTGAACACTTCAAGTACCAGGCAAGCAGCAAGTGTTCAAAATAGTGTAACCAATTTAGCTGAAACAAAAATGACGTTCTATGATTCAACTGAAATCAGCAAATGGCAATCAGATATTATCCGTGGCGCTCATGGCGGTGCGGTTATTTTGATGTCCCCATCTGATTATCCAGCTAATCATCCTCAACGAGGGGAAAGTCGGCAGCCATTTCAAATGGTATGGATGGACGGCGATTCTATTCAAACATCAAGTCATTTTTTAGTTGCAAATTCGGATGGGATTGGATTTATTGACGGCGATTTCTACACTAGTCCATTTAAGACAGCTTGGACCATTGACGGTAAATTCAACGCTGACTTCATCCAAACTGGATCAATCATTGCTGATATTTTCGAAACATCATTTAACAAGCTAGGCGAGATTCTGAAACTGTCAGCCGGATCGTTACAAGCGATGAAAAACGGCAAAAAGATTATGGAGTTAACCAGTAAAGGGATGGAGTTCTGGGGAGCCAACCGACAAATTGGGACAATTGGTACAACTGACTCAGCCGGCAATCCTTTTCCAGAAGCGTCCACGCCGACACCACTTGAAGATAACTCGCTTGTAATTAAAACAGAAGGCGATGGAAAGTACATTCTTATCTCGACAAAAGAAGGGTATGGATGGGTATTTCTTGGAGATGGATCGGGGATTTATCGTGGAGATGTTACTTATCAAGGGAATGTCCGTATAACAGGTGACTTAGATGTGCAGGGTCAAATCAGAATCCAAG